GAGACAACGATATGGTTGTTAAGATGGATTATAAATTGACAAGCGCAGAGGCAGCAAATGATAGTATTCAACTTAGAATGAGTGCATAAAATTAAGAAATGTATTGCTAGAAGAACAAGATATATCAAAATTTGCTTTAAATCCAAAATCAATAAATAGAGACAAAGCTACTGGAATGAGAACAGCTAATAGAGTTACACAGCTCAATAGCAAGAGAAGACAAAAAAGAAAAGATAAAGCTGCTAAGAAATCAAAAAAGAGATAACGAATGGCACAAACAGCACTGAAAGAAGTTCGTAATATAAATTATTTGTCCAAAGACTTCGATTCGATAAAAACAAGCTTAATAGAATTTATACAGCAAAACTTTCCAAATGATTGGCAAGATTTCAATGAAGCTTCAGGAGGAATGGCTCTATTAGAAATGATTGCTTATGTTGGTGACTTAATGTCTTTCTATATTGATAGACAAGCCAATGAAACTTTGATTCATAGAGCTGTTGAAGAAAAGAATATCATTGGACTATCCAAAACATTGGGTAGAAAGCCAAAGTTTGCAGTTCCAGCTGTAGTAAATGTTTCGTTAAGTGCAGAATTAACAGCATCTAATTCAGCCGCTCAATTATTTACAATCAAAAAAGGCACAAGAATTGCTACAACAAATGAACCTTCAGTCAGTTTTGAAATATTGAATGATGTTGATTTCAATCTATCAGCTAATAGATCATTGCTCAATGATGGTACAATAGTTACTGCAAGTGTTTCAAGTGTTTCGGCTATAGCGGGTCAATCAAGAACATTTGTATATACTGTTGGAGCTCCTTCTAAATTCCTTAAGATTACTTTACCAAATGAAGATATTACAGAAATTACATCTATTTCAAGTTCAGATGGAAATGAATGGACTGAAACAGAATATCTAGCACAGGATACGATCTTCTTTGGAGATGATAATGATACATCCAGTTCAGGTGACATCGCATCTGTCCTCAAATTTAAAAGAGTACCAAGACGATACACTACAGAGGTGGAACCAGAGGGCGTTCTATCGATACGCTTTGGATCAGGAAAAGAAACTCTTGAAGATTCGGAAATAATACCCAATCCAGAAGATTTTGTTTTACCTCCAACTTTGAGAGGCTCGGCATCCGGGTTCATTCCTGCTACAATTAATTCAGCTCAATTCTTAGATACAAGATCCTTGGGAATTGCTCCTGGAAATCTTGCATTGGATATTACATATAGATTTGGAGGTGGATTAGATACAAATGTAGGATTGAGAACACTCAATAAATTCACAAACTTAGATATTATTTATAAGACTGCTAATTTCACAAGTGTTTCCGCTGATGTAGTATCTGACATAGAATCGAGATTGAGAGTATTCAATGATGAACAAGCATCTGGTGGAGCTGAAAGAGAATCATTAGATGAAATGAGAGAAAATGCTGCAGCATTCTTTGGTGCACAAAATAGAGCTGTTACTTTGCAAGATTATCAGGTTTTTTCAATGTCTATGCCCCCAGCATTTGGTACTGTATTTAGATCCTATGCAAGGAAAGATCCTTCCAATAATTTAGGAGTTGAATTATTCTTGGTTGCTAGAGACACTGATAAATATTTGACTTCTCCTAATGGAGTGTTGAAAAACAATGTTGAAACATATATCAAGAGATTCAAGTCATTCTCTGATTCTATAAAAATAAGTGATGGTAAGATTATCAATTTGAGTGTAGACTTTTCAATAGTTCCTGAGCCTAATATAAATGTAAACGAAGCATTGCTTGAAGCATTCTTTGTACTTAAAGCTGAGTTTGATATATCAAATTCTTGTTTTAATGACTTCATAGTAATCCCAGATATGATAGCAAAACTACAGTCGATAGACAAAATAAGATCAGTGGCATCATTCAATCTTGGAAATATAGTCAACACTAAAGATGGTAGAACATATTCAAATGTAGAATTTGATGTTAAAGCTAATACGTTCAATGGAATTGTTAAGTTCCCTCAAACATCTATTTGGGAGCTTAAATTTTTAGATTTTGACATTATTGGTAGAGCAATATAGTTAATCAGTGCATCTCATATCCGAGAAAGTATAATGTTACTTAAAGAAATAATGAACAAGCCATATGATTATAAATGGACTCATAGAGGACGAACACTTCATATAGCTGAATTTGAAACCGAATCGGGTACAAAATATTCAGTCGGGTATAATGATATGAATGTTTCAGATGATCCTGATTGGAGATTTTGGGAAGTACAATTCCACAATCTAAATCAAAAAGATGCTGCAGCTATTTCAGGAACAGGAGATGAGTTCAGAGTATTTGCTACTGTTATGGCGGCTACACAAGATATTATCAAGAAGACACATCCTGTAGTACTCTATTTTACTGCTAAAGAGAAAAGCAGAGTTAGTCTATACAAAAAACTCATTTCAAGATATGCTAAACAATGGGGATTTTTCTTAAAAGATACAGGGAATAGTTCAGATGGTGTTACTTTTACATTAGAGAGAAGCAAATGATAGTTTATATGACCGAAAATCTTATAAATGGTAAAAAATATATAGGCGCTGATTCTAAAAACAACCCTAAATATATAGGTAGCGGTATTCTCATGAAATCAGCCATAAAAAAATATGGTAGAGAAAATTTTGTCAAAACAATAATAGAAGAATGCAGTTCTATAGAAGAACTAGACAATAGAGAAAAATTTTGGATAGAATATTACGAAGCTGTCAATAATGAACAGTTCTATAATCTAACTGAAGGTGGCATATCTAAAGTTCCTGATAAAAGAGACTTTTCTAATTTAGTTCCTTGGAACAAAGGACTAACTAAAGAAACTGATAATAGAATAGCTGATATAGGTAGAAAAGTATCTAAAGCTAATAAGAACAGAAAAATTTGGAATAAGGGTATAAATAATAAAAATGTAGAAATGATATGCACACAGTGTGAAAAGAAATATTTAGTATATAAGAGCAAGACTAGTCAGAAATTCTGCTCTAGAGAATGCTATAAGAATGCAACATGCAAAGAGAGAATAATATAATGTCAATCAGGCGGGCTTATTCTGACAAAGATGGCTGGATCAATGAGAAATCACTTACTTCAAACTTTGGAGCTTCTCCAATATTAGAGGTGTGGAACTTATTCGATCTAGAAATAAATAGAAAAGAATTTGCAAGAACAATAATGAGATTCAATCTATCAGCATTAACAGCTGATATTGCAGCTAATAACCTAGTAGACCCTAGAACGGATACTACGGTCACGGCTTATATGTATGTGTTCAATGCAAAACATGGAGACGATCAAGCACAATCGTTTAATATAAATGTTCATCCTCTAACACAGGAATGGGACGAAGGGACAGGTTTAGATAATGATCAACTTACTGAAACGGGCTATGCGAATGCTGTATCTGCTCAATCCACAGTTGCTTGGACAACTACTGGTGGGACTTACGTTGTTGACTCTTTCTCTGCTACCCAGTCTTTTGATCATGGTGAAGAAGATTTAAAAGTTGATGTAACTAGCATGTTTAAGGAATGGTTGGCTGGGAATACAGGAAACTTTGGTGTAGTATTAAAAATGACTGATAACCAGGAAATTAAAACTGGTGCATTATCAGCAACAAACATATTCACAAAGAAATTCTATTCAAGAGAAACAAATACAAGAAGAGCTCCTTACATACAAATGGAATGGCCTGGTGCTATTAGAGATGATAGATCTGCTATCTCATTCAATAGTACAGGAAGCTTGTGGTTCTATAATATAATCAACGGCCAGTTGCAAGACTTAGATGGAACTAATGATTTCCCTGGTAATATAACTTTATCAGGTGTTTCAGCTGATGATTCAGCTTCGGCTTTACATACCGCTTTAACAGCTGTTAGATTTGAAAAGGGAATTTATAAATGTAATGTAGGAACTATGCCATTGAGTGGAAATGATTATGCTTCATTCAAAGATAATTGGTTCTTATCCGCTTCACCTACTGCAAACTATACATTTGTATTTACGGCTATAAATCCTGCTTCTGGGTTTGCTGACTATTCAACATCGAAATATAGAACAGCTTTCAAGAATCTTAAAAGAAGGTATGAAAAGGGAAGCAAACCTAGAATAAGATTACATATCAAAGATGATTCAACAACATTCACAGCATTAACAGCTGCAACAACTGCAGTGACTAGCTTCACTTGTACCGATGGAACTTGGGAAATTAGAGAAACACAAACCGATCTGGTAGAAATACCAGCTAGTCAAATGTCTTATGACGCTAATGGTAATTTCTTTGAATTTGACACAACAAATCTTTATACAGGAGTTGATTATCATCCTGTATTAAAGCTAAAAATTAAGGGTGAGACAATATTTATAAATGAACCTGAACGATATACATTCAAAGTAGTATAGGAGCTAAACAATGAAATTGAAAGAAGCAAAGAGAAAGAGACAATTGAAAGAAGGAAGATATCCGCCAGATGAAATACTAAGCAATATGGTCATAGAGCTTGATGATCTTATAAATGGATCCAAAGGTAAAAAGGTGTTCGATAGCACTCAGCTTAGATCATTGCAGAAGTGTATGGATACTATGGAAGATATTTCTATGGAAATAGAAACTACCTTTGATGATTAGGAGACTATTGATATGAAACTAAGAGAAGCTAAAAGAAGAGGTAGTACTGCAGATGTAGTTGGCGATATTGTTACATCTCTAGATGAAGTTATTAGCAGAAGATCTAAAGATTTAGATAGTAAACAACTCAAAGTACTTGAGAAATGTATGTTTGCACTAGAAGATTTATCGTCAGAATTATATAGCTCAGAGGAAGAATAATGAAACTAAGAAATGTATTAAGTGAAGCCAAATTTAACATCAATAGAGCCGTAAAAGATTTAGCCGATTATGCTGTAAATGGTGCAGAGCATTGGATGCCAATGGGCTATGATGAATATGATGGATTAGATAAGAGAGAGAAACAAGAAATAATTATGGATCATCTACCAGAATATTTAGATCAGTTCCAAGATGAATATGACCGTCATGAATGGAGTCAGTTAGATAGCAAATTTAATAATATTGCTAAGATTGTACTTAAAGATTTGGGATAAAAAATGCCAGACGCAGGATTCTCATTCAACAGCTTAATTGAATCCCTATCAGCTATAGGATCAGCCAGTAGTAATCTGGCTGATTTAGCATTAACAGGCGCACAAACAAAAGTTCGCCCTAGAATAGATTATGGGTTGTTCTCCAAGCATGTATTTTTTGGAAACGCTGTTAGAAAATTTAGAAACTCATTAAAGAGAATAGAAGATTCATACCCAGTTGGATTATCAGCTGGAGACGTTGCTTCACTATGTGCTGAAAATGTATACAAAGTAGATCAATGGAAAAAGGAATCATCTGGTTTTGATCTATGGTTATTGGATCAATTATCTCTTACAGGATCTATCACTTCTTCGGCTACAAATACCTTTGGCGAAACAGTTGCTTTAACAAATGTAGATAGAGATGCTACCAACAATATTACAGGTACTCAAACTGTAACAGTAGATTCTATATCGGCTAGAGCAGAAGACTTTGAACAGCTTAATATTGAAATGGTGCCCAAATCATCTGGTTCTTCAAATGATCACTTCGAATGGGGTGGAACAGCTGAGAAATCAATATCAAGAGGCTCTAAACTAAAGACCTTGGTGCCCGATATATTGTTTGATGGTGACGAACAAGAATATTTAGAAAGAACACTCCAAGCTTTTGGCGATCAATTAGATGATCTCAAAGGATTTACAGACCAATTATCTCACATTAAACATGTTAGCTATGATGAGATTGATAGAGTTCCTAACAAGTTTTTACCTGTTTTGGCTGCACACTTTGGTGTGACACTATACCAATCAGCGGTTAACACAGCGGTTGAATCATTCTTCATCGAATCAGTTTCAGGCTTAACAAACCAAGCGATTGCTTCTGAAGTCTGGAATAGAATTCTTAACAACTTAATCTATCTTCTTAAGAACAAAGGTACTAGAGAAACCATAGAAGCTATTGGCAGGATTCACGGAATAGATCATAACTTCTTGAAAGTAGATGAAAATGCTTTACTCTCTGGGCCTAGAAAAATGAAGGTAAGAAGTGAGGTCGATGTTCCCGTATTATTCAGCACAGGTGATGTTTATGTTCAAATGCCAACAGGAACCGTCTCTGCACTAGACTTTTCAAAATCCGCAAACTTCACAATTCAAGCTAGAATATCTGCAACAGGAGCATTTGAACATAAGATATTGGTTCATCCATTATACAGCATAAAAATGGATGCGTCAGGACAAATTCACTTTACAACTACAGCAGGTACAACAGCTAGTACAACACAATCATCAATCTCATCTTATATTCAGAAGAAAGATAATTTTATAAACATAGTTGCTTCTAGAACTGGTGATAATCTTAAGCTTTGGGCATTAGGATTATCTGGTTCTGGATCTGGTGGAGATGATGTTGTAGTATTGGCTTCAGGTACAACAGGTGGAGTATTAGAGTATAACTTTGATTCAAGTGGAGGAGCTTCAGCTTTTGGAGCATATTTTCCTGGATCAGGATCATTCTCTGGATATATTCATGAAGTTAGAGCTTGGAATGTGGCTCTTGAAGAAGAAGATCTTAAAGAACATACTAGAAACTTTGAATCAACATCATTTATAAACTCAACGGCTAGTAACTCAGCAGGATTTAGCAGTTTATCGGCTCACTGGAAATTGAAAGAAAGCAGAGTATTAGGAGGAGGAATTAACTTCATAGTTGATTCTACAACAGCCTCTAATACAGCTACACCAGTAAATTTTGCCAATCAATCAACAAAGAGATATAGAGTATTTCAGAATCAACAAAAATTTACACATTGGTACCCAGTTTCATTAACACCAGACAATGATAAAGTAAGACAAGGAACTGATGATGAAAAATTCATGTCGGATCCTGGTACAATGTCAGTTCATTTGACTCCTATTGAAGCTATAAACAGAGATATTAGAAACACATATCAAAACTTCAACGTAATGGAATTGATGGGACAGCCTGATGAACTATATTTCCCAAGCTATTCAGGTAATTTACATGAAACATTAATTGATGTTTATTCGAGATACCCAGCCAGTTCAATGGCTAATTTGAATACGTTTGTTGATGCTATTGACAGTTTCAATGATTCAATGGGAAGTATATTTCCTTTCGTAAAACAATTCTTCCCTGCTAAATCACACATTATTTCAGAAGGAATGTTAGTTGAACCTCACATACTTCATAGATCTAAGAACTTAAGAGAACCTTATGATATTACAAAAGTTGCAGTAACATCTCATACTATAAACAATCACTATTTAGAATTAGATACAACTGCAGCAAGTGCGACTACAACAGCTTCATTTCAAGGCTATCAATATAGAAATGGACTTCAGTCATTTTTGAATAATAGTATTTCATCTAGACAAGCTATTTCTACACTATCGAACACAGAAGGTGATTCAATAAATGCTCCTAGATTTGCTGATACAA